CCTTACACCTTTAGTCTACCATTGACACACAAAGAAATCTATAAAAAATAGAATTTAGTGTTGACAATCTACAAAACATAGATTATAGTCTCATTATGGTCTACAAAACATAGAACGAAAGGAGAGGACATAATGCTGACGATGAAACAATGGCGCAAAGCCAGAGATATTACACAAGAAGAAATGGCGAAACGCTTGAACGTACACATCAATACCTATCAAAAGTGGGAACAAAAGCCGGAAAAAATAAGCATAGCGAACGCAATTAAGATCACACAGGTTCTTGATGTACCGATGAATGAAATCTCATTTACAAACGAAGTGAGGGGATAACGATGAACGAGAAACGGAACGTCAAAGGTCAGAAAGCAGCGGTTTTGAAATATCTGAAATCAGGGTTTTCGTTAACCACTAAAGAAGCATCAGATAAGTTCGGATGCACAAGACTTCCGGCAAGAATATCTGATTACCGCAAAGAGGGTTATTGTTTCGCAGAAGAATGGGTAAAAGGTGAAACAAGATATGGAACACCCACAAGATTCAAACGCTACAAACTCATTCAGCAGGTGAATTGAAATGCCCAGAGTTAAAGAAGTCAGTTACATAGAAGCGGAGAAAACTACATACGCAAAGATCAAAGGTGCTATGGGTTTGAGAAACCTAAAGCAGAAAGACATAGCGAATGAGTTAGGCTTACACGAATCCACAGTATCACAGCATTTTGCGAACAGAACATTCTCATATCTTCAACTACTACAGATATTTGAGATTGTCGGATTGGAGTGTGAGATATGTCTAAACGCTTGATTGTCTGCATCGTAGCCTTGATTGTTTGGCTTGTATCAATCGGTGCAGAACGCAGGGAACGGATACCATACGACAATTCAATAGATTTTGAAGCAAACGGATTCACCATAATCAACACCACAGCCTATATCGTTGGACATCATACATATGACGGCAGTGCAGTTTATTCAGGCGGTTGTGCCTGTTCAATAGACCATATTGGTGATACCGCAATCCTATACACGACAAGCGGTCACTTCCTTGGATACTACATCTGCAACGATACGGGAATCGAGGGCGGTGGTGTCAGGGCAGGCAAGGTACTTGATATCTATAGATGCAATATGACTCACGCAAAAGGGTGGATGAAGTTAACAGGTGGCAAGGTTTACGTCAAATGGATAGAGGGGGACGGATGATGAAGTTTCTAATCAGAGCATTTATGAGCATAGGTTTTATCGCTGTGTTATGTGGCGGTGGTGCAATGGACAGTGATTCACTAATCGTACCGATAATGGTAGTCGCATTAGGCATCGGAATGGTTGCATTTGGTGGTTATCTCGACAGTTACTACGAATGGTACGAAGAAAGGAGAGAGAACAGATGACATTTACAATTTCACCATTTGTACTTGGTATTTTGGTGACGTTACTTGCAGAGTTCATAGCAATCATCATCTACGGCATCGTCAAGAAGAAATAAAAGAACGCCATACCGAAATATGACGTTCCCAACCAACAAACAAACTCGAAAAGGAGTTGTTTAACCAATAATAACATAAAAGAAAGGAGTTATCAAGTGAAAATACGTTTTACCAAAATCGAACTTCACAACTTTTGCGGTATCAAGGATGACGAGCATGATCTTTATGACCGCACGATCATTAAGGGGGTTAATCAGTCCGGCAAATCCACAATCAAGAACGCTATTTATTGGGTACTTTTCAATAAGTTGGCAGACGGTTCATCACCTGACGGAATCAGACCTCACGATGCAGACGGAAAAGACATAGATATGACCGATATATCTGTTTCGCTGACTATGGATATTGACGGCAAGGTTGTCAAGGCTACCAAGACGCAGAAACAGAATTGGGTTAAGGATCGTACCACACAGGAACAGCGTTTCAAGGGCAATGTCAACGAGTATGACATAAACGGAATCCCGAAGAAAGAAAAAGACTTCGTTGAATATATGGCACAGTTCATTGACCTTGATAGTTTCCTTTTCTGCTCGAATCCGTTTGTATTCTTGCGTCAGGACACAAAGAAGCGTAGAGCCACATTGTTTGACCTTGTATGTGCTGATGTAGACGTAGAGATCATCAATGCAAATCCGAAGTTCGATTGTCTTAAATCTGATTTACAGGACGGTACGATAGATGAACTCATATCACGTTCAAAACACGCTGTATCGAGCCTTAAAGATGAACTAAAGACTATTCCGGCACGAATAGATGAAGTATCAAGTCAGATTCAGGAATTATCAGCCGAGGAAAAAACAGCACTCAATGCAGAACTTGCCGAGTGCAATGTGAAATTAGAGCAGTTAGAAACCGTAACAGATACGGCTAACGAACTGTCACGCAAGATTGCAGATGCAAGAAACCAGGTCAATCAGTTTGATGTTAATGTCCGTATCGCACAGCAGAAAGCAGAAGCCAATGCTTCTATCGAAAAGGGCAACCTGACTAATGCGCTTGCAATGGCAAGGGGTGCGATTGTCAATCTTGAAAAGAACATCGAGAACGCCAAGGAACGTCAGGTAGATATCACGACATGTATCAAGGGATACGCCGACTCAATCAAAGAGATTGAATCAGAGAAATTCAACGATACTAATCTGTCCTGCCCCGTATGCGGTAGCAAATACACCAAAGCCAAAGTTGACTCTATGCGTAAGGCATGGCAGGAATCGCAGGATAAAAAGGTTTCTAACCTTGCGCATCTGTCCACCGACGCCGAGGTTAGATATCACGAAATCGAAAGAGATATTCAGGAGTTGCAGCAGGAAATTGGCGTGAAACAGGAAGAAGTTGATCGCTTGGAAAAGGAACTTGCTGTAATCGAGAATATGCCTGCACCTGTCGTAGAAGTACCTGACACTACGGAAAAGGACAATCTCATAGCTGATATAGCAAAGTGGGAATCCGAACTTGAAGCCTTGAATACCGATAACGGTGCAGAAAAGCAGGCTGTTCTTAACAGGATATCTGAAATCAAGATTATCCTTGACCGACAGAATACCAACAACGCTTACAAGGCAAGAGTTGAAGAACTGACAAGGTTACAGCTTGAAACGTCACAGAAAATTGCCAATGAAGAAAAGATGCTCGACTTGTTGCAGGAATATCAGCGTACAAAGATAGGTCTGCTTACTGACCGCATCAACGAGTATTTCAGTGTTATTAAGTGGGTATTCTTCAAAGAGCAGATCAATGGCGGTTATCAGGAAGTCTGCATACCGACAGTAAACGGCACTTCTTATGACGGACTTCTTAACCACGGTGACAAGCTGCTTGCAGAGATCGACTTGTGTATGGCTTTCCAGAAAAAGGCAGATATCAGTTGTCCGATTATCATTGACGATACTGAAAGTCTTGACGAGTGGCGAATACCGCAGATTGATAGTCAGTTAATCTGCATCCGAAGAACCGATGACAAGTCTCTCATTATTGAGAGTTTGGCATAAGACCTAAATACAGTATAGCACAGTACATTACAGTACAGTTCAATTTAGGACATTATAACTCATTTTAGGTCAACATACCCTGTCGGTAGTATAGGTTAGACCGTCAAAGTGAGGATGAGGAATGAAATATAAGTTATTCAAAGCGATAAAAGGTCGCAGGGTATATCTGACCGTTGATATGGATATATCCGTGTCAAATACAGATGCAATCAAGATAGCCGACACCTACTTCAAAGCAGGCAAGGGCAATCTGAAATGTGAGATAGGTCGCAGAATTGGCAATGATTTGTATCTTGATAGCACAGCAGGCAGATATCCAAATCCGTTAGCTGTGGAAAAGACGGATGTTTGGGTGGTTTACAGAAAGTGAGGTAAAAAATGGCAACAACAGCAGTAGCAAATCAGCAGAAACAGGAAGTAGGTATAGCAGGTTTTCTTAATATGCCTGCCGTAAGAGCAAACATTGAGTCGGTAGTAGGTAACGGAGCATCAACCTTTATATCAGGTGTCGTATCTGCCGTACAGACTAACCCGGAACTTGCAAAGTGTGACAAGGGATCAATTCTTTCGAGCGCATTACTTGGAGAGTCTTTGAAATTATCTCCGTCACCGCAGCTTGGCAACTATTATCTTGTGCCTTACAAAAACAAAAAAACAGGCGGTTCAGATGCACAGTTTCAGCTTGGCTACCGGGGAATGATTCAGTTGGCGGTCAGATCAGGACAGTACAAGAACATCGTTGCATCAGAGGTTAAAGAGGGTGAGATCGAATCATATAACCCCATTACAGAAGAGTTTGTCTTAAAGCCTTGTAACGATCCCAAGAAAAGAGCGAAGTTAAAGACAATCGGTTACTACGCTATGTTTGAATTGGTTTCCGGCTTTCGCAAGGAAATCTATTGGAGCATCGAAGATATGCAGGAACACGCTAAAAGGTATTCTGCTGGATATCGTAGTGATCTAAAGAATGGAACAGCATACACATTCTGGTCTACCAACTTTGATGGGATGGCAAAGAAAACCATGCTCCGTCAGTTACTTTCCAAATGGGGCATTATGTCAGTTGATATGCAGAAAGCGTATGCAAGTGACCAGGCGGTTATTAGAGAAGATGGAACGCCTGAATATGTAGACAACATTGTTGATCCTGTTGAAGTCAGGGATGCTGATGTTGCTACAGGCGCAAATCAGACAGAGTTTGTCGATGCAGATATAAAAGAGGTCACTACTGATGCTGACGGACAGACAAGTTTTGCGTGAGGTGAGAAATGCTGACGTTTAAGTGTATCGGCACAGGATCATCCGGGAACTGTTATATTCTCGACTATAACGGAGATATGTTGTTACTTGATTTAGGTATGGCGGTATCTAAAGTCAAGAAAGACATAGACTACAACATTATGGGGATAAAGTTTGGAATAGCATTTCATGGTCATGCTGACCACTCTAAAGCCGTAGAGGACTTCAAAAAGATGGGAGTAAGAGTATTTACACCATATCTTGATGAAAACCCAAATGCGGTGATTAGAATAAATCCATTTACCGTACAACTATTCCGACTTCCCCATAATGGAGTAGAAAACAGGGGCGGTTATATCAAGGTTGCCGATAGGCGAATGGTATATGCGTGTGATTGCGAATATGTACCTTACAGTTTCGTTACGCATCGTCTGACAGATATATTCATCGAATGTAACTATCAGGATAAATATCTGGATATGGATGCGGAGAACATAGCTCACAAAATGCAAGGGCATTGTAACCTTGATACCTGCATCGAGTTTATCAAAACAAACTTAACTGATGCACTTCAAAACGTAATCATTCTCCATATGGGTGTTGATACCTGTGATAGTCGAGAGTGTGTAGCCGAGATCAAAAAGATAGTTCCTGATAGCGTGAATGTAGATTATGCACAAGCAGGGAAAAGTTGGGAATTATAGCATCGGTAAGTGTAATGTGACACATGACATAAATAAGAGGTATACAGAAATGGCATTTAACAATGGTGCAAAATTGGCTATGTGGAGTTTTGAAGATAAAGGCAACTATGGTGTAGCCAATTTAACATATCGCAGAAAGAGCAAAGATGGTGGTTTTGTGACATATGGTCACAAGTTCTGTAACATATATGACCTTGCATACGAAGAGTTAAAGAATGTGACAATTCCAGAGGATGGTCATGTTGAGATACAGATTGCCAATGAGCCTTATACCCGGACTGTTAACAACAAGTCATTTGATCAGAATCCGATAGAGGTTGATGCACGATACAACAAGGAACAAGGCAGACAAGAGTTTTGGATAAAGATATTCAAGGCATCTGTTATTAAGTCTGTGGAGAAGAAAGCACAGACCGAGGAAGAAAAACCACCATTTAACGCAGAAAATACGGAATCCGTGGCACAGAATGTGACACCTGTTGAAACACCGTCACAAAATGGTTTTATTGGTCTTGATTTTCTTAACATTCCTGATGGTTTTGGCGGTGCAGAATTGCCATTTAAGTAAGAGGTACGATTATGGAAACAGCAAGAAAAAGATACACATTCGGATATAAGAATGATGTAGCACGATTGCATATCAAGAATCCGCAATCTATCGTATCAATTCCTGCTTTTGTGTGCTGACAGTTGTTTGAAAAATGGTCTGTATTAGGAATTGAGACAGACATAATCACTCTATCCGTAGATGAATCTGAAATCAAAATATCACCTGCATCTATCAGTTCTAACGAGACTTTTGTTTTATGCACTAATGGAACGGGTGCAGGTCGCAAGGTGACTTTGCCGTTGTATTTGGTTGAGAAGTACAAGCTGCAAAACGGCTATTACCGCATAAGAGTTGGCAAAGACGGAGCGTTGGAAATCAATCTTAAAGAGAGGGTTGGATGATGTTGAAAGAGGGAGATAAAGCAATCGTTAAAAACGATAACGGAAGATTCTTTAAGGGTTGCCGTGTAGTAGTGAAACTGAATATGTCAGAGAAAGCCAAGAAGTACGGTGACAAAAAGCCTATATACGTTCAGACAGAGAATGGTCAATGTTGCGGTTGGTATGCGGAAGATGATTTGGAGAAGATAGATGAAGTGTGAATTATACAACGATTCAATGCAAAATTGGAAGAAATATCCGATTCAGAAAGCACAGTTAATCATAGCAGATGTGCCATACAACGTAGGTAATAACTTCTATGGGAGCAATCCTATGTGGTATGTCGGCGGTGACAATAAAAACGGTGAAAGCAAATTAGCAGGCAAGGCGGCATTTGCAAGCGATTACAACTTTAATCTGTATGAGTATTTCCATTTCTGCTCACAGTTGATGAGGAAAGAACCGAACAGGGGGGGGTGAAAGAGGTAAATCTTCGGATGCTCCGTGTATGATCGTGTTTTGCTCTTTTGAGCAGATAAATACGTTAATCAAAGCAGCCGAGAAACACGGATTTACTCACAACATTCCGTTGATATTTGTTAAGAATTATTCTCCGCAGGTGCTTAAAGCAAATATGCGAATAGTAGGAGCAACGGAATATGCCATTTTGTTTTACCGTTCGTATCTTCCGAAGTTCAACAATAACGGCAAGATGATATTTAATTGGTTTACTTGGGAACAGGACAAAGATATACCTAAAATCCATCCGGCACAAAAGCCTGTATCTGTTATCAAACGGCTTATTGAGATATTTACAGACGAGGGCGATGTAGTTATTGATCCTTGTTTCGGAAGTGGATCAACTGCAAGAGCCTGTATGGAACTAAAAAGGAACTTCTACGGATTCGAGATAAACAAGGAATTTTACAAAAAAGCATCCGAGCAGATGACGAATTTTGATTATATGGATGATTGCAAGCAAATTGAGGGGCAGATGAAACTTTCGGATTTTTTAGGAGTGTAGTTATGGCTAAATACAATCCAAGACAAAGATATGCGATAGAGCAAAAAAACAAGCAGAGACTTCTTGAACTGAATCCTGATCTTGATAACGAAAGTGGTATTTACTTTCTGACGAGAACAGATGAAAACGGCATATCTTTTTTTTACATCGGTCAGGCAAAGCGTTTGTTGACCAGACTTGCACAACACCTTGTAGGCTATCAACACATAGACAGATCGCTTGTTAAACGTGGCTTGTATGACGAAAATGATAACCCTTACGGATGGAAAGTTGGTTTTCTGCATTATCCCGAATCCAAACTTGATGAAATGGAACGCTATTGGATTTTGGAATACACAAAGCAAGGGTATCAGGCAAGGTACAACAAAACCGCAGGCGGTCAAGATGCAGGCAAAGAGAAAATCAATGATTACAAGCCTGCCAAGGGCTATTATGACGGACTTGCACAAGGCAGAAAGAACCTTGCAAGGGAACTAAAGTCGATCATCGACAAACATCTACTTGTGATGTTGAAGCCGGACAAAGCAGCTAACAAGACAAGCCAAAAGATGCTTGATAAGTTCTGGGATTTGCTGAATACGGATGAAAGTGAGGTAAACGATAAATAGTGGGCGATAGACGTATGTTTTCAAAAGCGATAACGGATAGTGATGCGTTTCTTGATATGCCGTTATCAACACAGGCTTTATACTTTCACCTGTCAATGAAAGCAGATGATGATGGATTTGTAAACAATCCTAAACGTATACAGAGGCTTATAGGTGCATCAGATGATGATTTTAAGTTGCTTATAGCAAAGAGTTTCATCTTGACGTTTGAATCCGGGGTTATCGTTATCAAGCATTGGCGAATAAATAATTGGATTCGTGCTGACAGAAAAATAGGTACTACATACACCGAAGAATTAGATATGTTACGCATTAAAGATAACGGTGCTTATAGCCTTGAAACCCTTGAAAATAGGGAAGTGCAACCAAGTGACAACCAAATGCCAACCAAATGCCAACCAAGTGACAACCCAATTAAGTCAATTTTATTAGTTGATAATAATAACTATAACCCTTTAGAAGAAGTAAAACCTATTAAAGAAAGTAAATCTAATAAAAAGAATATATCTATAGATATATATAAGTTATTAGATGATACAGATATGGATGAAGAGGTTAAAGAGAAGATCAGGGAATGGTTGACTTATAAGACCGAGAGAAAAGAGGGATATAAGCCACAGGGATTTAAGAGTTTACTGTCAGTGGTTAAGAAACAGATTGATAAGTATGGTATCAATGCGGTATGTGATGTTATCGACTTATCAATGTCAAATGGATGGCAGGGCATCCTCTGGAAGAGACTCGAAGAGAACAAACCGAGAGAGAGTGCATATATGCAGGCGATAAAAGACAGAGTAAACGTAGTTGATAGTTGGACGTAAGGAGAAATGATGAAAGTAAAAAAGATTGTTAAAAGATGTTTACCACAAACTCATATTGCGATATTTGACGAGTTTGGTGGATTTAAGGATTTTAATTACAAAGCAGAGATACCTGCATCTATTCAAGAAATGAAAGTAATTCAAGTGAGTGTTGAACAATTTGATTATCGGTATATGCCATCGTTAGTGATAGTTGTTAAGGGAATAATAAAGGGATGATTGTATGACGAAAGAAGAATTTAAGCAGATAGTTAAAGGCTTAAAGTCAATTTATGCTGAACCAAAGTTTATAGCTGACCAAGACGCATTTGATATGTGGTTTGCACTTCTTAAAGACCTTGACTATGAGATTGCATCAATGGCGACCAAGGCATATATGCAAAGTGAGACATTTCCACCAACGCCTGCGGATATACGCAGATACGCATACAAGGTGACAAATCCTGTTACGGAAGATATGTCAGAAATTGAAGCGTGGGGATTGGTCAGGAAAGCACTGAATAATGGATATTACGGGGCAGAGACAGAATTTGAGAAATTACCGCCACTGATTCAGGAAACATTAGGGAATCCTGCAAGGCTTCGGGAAATGTCACAGTTGGACGTGTCAGAGGTTGAAACGGTCGAACAAAGCCACTTTGTTAGGAACTACCGAGCAAAACTTGAATCACATCGTAAGAACGGACAGTTAGACAAGGGATTGCAGGCATCAATCAATCAGATTCGTCAAGAAAACACGCCGAAGATTGAGATATCAGTAGACGCATCAACCATGATTGAAGATTCAGAGAAAGAAGATATGGGAATCCCTGATAACGTAGAGCAAGTGTTGGCAGGCTTTCATAAAGGGTTTTATCAGACGATTTAAGGCACGTTTCTTTTTTAGCCTATCAAGTTTACGAGCGTGAACCAAAAATTTGATACAGAGGACGTGAGACTCATTAGAGAGGTATATACGAATGGCAAAGATAGACAAGGTATCGCTTGATGAAGTTTTAGAACGTGGACGGATCACAGGAGAAGATAAGGAAATACCGATTTACTGTCCACGAGTGACACATACCGTAGAGATTGACGGCAGAAAAGAGAAAAAGACTTATTTCGACATAACAGATGCGTTTCTTGATTTTGAAGAGGGCAAGGTTATGGGCAGAATTTGGAAGTTTGGAAAGGAGAAGCCGAGGAATGATTACTTATAATCAGATTTTACAAGGAGATTGCCTTGAAGTTCTAAAGACACTTCCTGACGGATCAATAGATTGTTGCATAACAAGCCCACCGTATTATGGATTGCGTGATTATGGTACAGGAACTTGGGTAGGTGGCGATCCTAATTGTCCTCATAGAAGATTGAGCAAGTATTCAGAGAAAACTATAACAGGACACGCACAGGATGAATTAGCAGGAAATGTGGGGGATGCTATATATCATTCAACCTGTCCTTTATGTGGAGCAATTAGGGTAGACAAACAAATAGGACTTGAAGATACGCCAGAGGAATATATTGCAAAACTGACAGAGGTATTTCACGAAGTAAAAAGAGTGCTTAAAGATGATGGCACGTTATGGCTGAATATCGGTGACAGTTATTGGGGTAGTGGTAGTAGAGGTTTTGATTTTACAGGTAAATTTTCCGAAGCAAGCAAATTGCAGTCCAATAGTCAAGGCACAATCAATCTATCGAATTTACCGAAATTAGTTGGAAATGTAGGCGATTATAAAAATAAAGACATTATTGGAATACCGTGGATGCTTGCATTTGCTCTTCGTAAAGATGGATGGTATTTGAGACAGGACATAATATGGCATAAACCGAATCCAATGCCCGAATCTGTAAAGGATAGATGTGTTAAATCACACGAATATATATTTTTGCTGTCAAAGAAACCACATTACTATTTTGACTATGAAGCTATACAAGAAGATGCGATTTGCAAAAATGATAAAAGGGGGGGCGAAGGAAGGATTGAATATGATGGGAAAAGAAATCAAGGTACGGACAATAAAGCGCAAGTATCATTTGTAACGATTGTGGAAAAACGTAACAAAAGGGATGTATGGAGTATTTCACCAAAACCTGTAAGAGAAGCACATTTTGCTACTTTCCCAGAAGATTTAATTAAGCCTTGTATACTTGCAGGCACACGAAGAGACGGAGTTGTGCTTGATCCCTTTTTTGGAAGTGGAACAACAGGAAGAGTTGCAGAATCATTAAACAGAAGATATTTGGGAATTGAACTAAATCCCGAATATATCAAGATAGCAAAGAAGCGAACTGATAATGTTCAAATGTCATTACAAGGATTTATGTAAAGGTGAAAGGTATGAAATGCCCATATTGCGGAAGTGAAAACAATAGCACAAACGGATTCCACAAGAAAGAATTACGCAGAGGACGAGTAAGACGGTGGCGCAGGTGTCTCGATTGTGGCGAGAAGTTCACAACGATTGAGTTCTATGTACCTGACGATATTATGCGACACAAGAAAGAAAATCACGAAAAGGAGATAAAGGCATGACAAAAGAGGATAGAAAAAGAGAGAGATTCAATAAACCGCATATTCAAG